TACAATTCACAGAGTTTTTCAATGTAAAATAATTGTAAAATAAATTTGGTAAATTGAAATATTTACCTTATCTTTATGTATAGTAATTAATTAAAAAGTATGACAAAAGAAGAATTAAAAAAAGTCGAAATCCCCACAAAAAGAACTAATTGTGTAAAATTTGGTAAGTATGTAATTTGTTTACAAAAAGAACAGCTGAATTACTATATTAACGGCTGTCTAAATAGAGTAGCTGACGTAAACCATGATTTTAGTAACGTTGAGTTGTATGAATTAGCAACTAAAATTGCTGAAAAAAATGGATGTGGATTGGTTAATTTTGTTCATAAAGTAGACGTCGTTAACGAATAATAATCAATATGATAATGAATATAAAAAAATCAAAATATCGTATAGTACCGACTATTAGTGAGAAGTTAGGGTCCTGTTGGGCTTTAAAACAAGGAGAAGTAGTTATAGGTACTTTTATTACTAAGGTGCATGCCGAAAATCGTAGAATGCAGCTTGACAGAAAATCTTTAGAAGATTTTGTATTAATTAAAACAATTAATCAAGAATTAAAAATAGAAGAATAATATGCCATATATCTTTAAAGAAATTCAAGTAGATGTAGATATTAACGATTTTTTAGAATCTTGTTCGCTTGAAGAAAAGAAAGAATTAATTAAAAACCTTAAAGAAGATGATCTTTAGGAAGATACTAAATCAGATAACGTATCTTTAATGGAGCTGGAGTGGGATGAAACTCTTACTAAATTGAAATTGTTAAATGTTAGACTTCGTATTACAATCGAAGAAGAAGACCTAATTAAACAAATTGCAAATAAATACTAATCAATATAAAAAATGACAGTACAAGAAGAAAAACTATTAAATAAATACAAACGAAAAGTGCATTCACAATATCCAAAGGCATATTTAGTAGATATAGGAACAAAGAACTATACCATTGTACAGGAACAAGACGATTTTATGCTAACAGATGTATTAGCTGAGTTTTGTATACCTCCACAATCTAACCCAATTAAAGCTTGGGAATTAGCACAATTTGCAGCAAAAACTAATCAAAATATTAATAGAACTCATCCACTTCGAATTGAAGGAATGAATATGGCAGATAAGATTGTTCGAGTAGAATCTAGACGACTTAAAAGAGAATCTGCTTTAGAATTTCGAAAAAAACTAGATTAAGATATTTATAATAAATTAGAAAGTTATGTTTAAAAATTTATTTAGTTCTAAACAACCGAGCCTTATACAACCTCCGGAAAAAGTTATTAATATAGCAGTCGGTAATGATATCCAAATTAACTCAGGTAGTGTATATCAAGATACCACAGAAGTTACTGATGTAAGTTATTTATTCACTGCTCCTGAAATTGTAGGTTGGCTGTCAACCGAAGAACAAGAATTATTATTTTCAGCGTTACTTTTATTTTATTCACCAAGCCAATCTATATTAGATGTTGGGTGTGGTAGAGCAGATTTATATGGTTATTTGAATAGAGTGTTCTCGGATAACTTAATACAATATAAAGGAATTGATCTTAATCCAAATCTTATTAATTTAGCAAAAGACAAATTTCCAGAAGTTCCTGTTGAGAGTTTAGATATTCTAAACGCTGATATAGGAGCTGAGTATGATTGGGTAATAGGTTCAGGTCTTTTCAATTTAAATGACCACCCTGATATGATTGAGTATGCAAAACAAATAATTGATAGAATGTACGACAAATCAAAAACGGGAGTAGCGTTTAATTTATTAACCGGGGTACCGCTTGATATGTCTGAAGAAGATATAAATCAATTGATTCAGTATAGCCCATCTTTTTGGTTAGAATATTTATTAGAAAAGTATTCAAAAATAATTTGTAGGGCTGATTATATGTCAGGTGATGTGACATTTTTTATTTTCAAATAACAGTCAAATTTATAAGTACACTTAAAAGTACAGTAGTAAACACTAAGAAAGATATTGAAGGGTTAATCGACGAATTAAATGAAACTCATTATAAATAAACGTTAAATATGGAAGATTTAGAAGAGTGGGCTGACTCATTAAGAGATTTAACAAAACGTAATATATCTCTTGAAAATAATAGTTTATTATCAGTAGTCGATTCAATTTTATCAGAAGAATTAATACCAATTCAATTCAATACATACGGGTATGACAGTCATGAAAAGAAACTAACTGTATTAGCAAAATTAAATTTAATTTATAATCAGTTAAATGCTAATATGGTATTATCAAATGATCCAGATTATATTACAGTACAATTATGCATTGAGTATATATCAAAAGGATATTCACTTTCGAAAGAAGGTATGTTGTCGTTAAATTTAATTTACAAAAAATATGCTTAATAAATCTATATCTATTTTTTTAAAGAATATATTAACTGAAGAAGAAAAACAATCTTTAAGAATTATTAATTTAATAGAAAATTCAGAAATTAGAAATACTCATCTAAGAGAATTCTTTCATAATCCATTAATATTCGATAAAATTAAAACTAGTGTCGACCCTACATGGCTTTCGTACAGTATATTTATTAATGGTAAGAATTATGAATTTTAGTGATTATATTATCGACAAATCTGATTTTGATTTTTTTGAGAGTCTCGACTATGACGAGAAGCTCTTATTTTTATATGATTTAATTTGTGAAGATGAAGATTTTAGCGATCCGATACAATTTACTGAATCTGACATTGTATTAAATGAATTTGAAACTATACTTAAAGATTTTGAAAATAAACTTTATTATATAGTTGCTAGTTGTATTAACTACAATTCAAAAGTTAATATATTAGTTATTAATAACCAAGTCATATTAAATTCAGAATCTCTTTACGAATTAAATAATGTCGTACGAAGTTTATTTTTAGATGGATATATTTTACAAGAGCATCAATTAAACAATGAGTTATTATCTATATTTCACCAACAGCGTTATTGTAAAGTATTTAATATTATCGGTCAATCTTTTAAAATTAAATTAAATTAATTTAACAGTATCAATTTGTCTGATGGTGTAATTGGCAACACGTCTGTTTTTGGTACAGAAGAGTCTAGGTTCGAGCCCTAGTCAGACAACAATTTTCTTATATTTATACTATGAATTTTTCACTTAAAAGAAATTTTATTCGGTTTAACGATAATCTTCTAGAAGTTATACGATATTTTCGAAAATATCGTATTAACGACATAGAAGCAGTTAAACAATATTATAACTGTACAGTTGTATTACAAAAGAATGGATTTATGTACTTTTGTATTGAAATTCCAGAAGCTGAAGTAATTGAAGATGTAATTTCTCATCCAGACGAATTACCTATGTCAGAAAACCTTTTAGAATAATTTGGTAATTACAAAAGGTATACTTATATTTAAGTATATTAAAAATTAATAAATGGCAAATATAGGTTATGCATGTATCAATATGACCTTAGGTAAGAAAGGCATTCTTACGGGTCGGGCAATGCGTAAAGCCACATTAGAAGCTAAAGGATTATCTCACGCTTCTCAATTAGCTTTACAAAACGCATTAGATTTAGAACAAATTCTTAAATGGAATGTAGATAATGGAATTTTCTTTTTCCGTTTAGGTAGTGACTTATTTCCATGGGGTAATAAAGTTGATGTACATAAATTTCCTGACTTCAATCAAATACATACCGTATTAAGTCGTTGTGGAGATTTTGCAAATACCAATGGCATTCGAATAACAACTCACCCGGGACCGTTTAATTTGTTAGCATCGCCTAAAGAAAATGTAGTAGTTAATACTATATTAGATTTAGAAATGCATTCACTTTTATTCGACTTAATGGGATTATCTAGAACGCCATATAATAAAATTAATATACACGTAGGAGCTACTTATGGAGATAAGTATTCTGCAGCTGAGACTTGGTGTAAAAACTTTCATAGGCTATCCGAGGGCGTACGAGCCCGTTTAACTATCGAAAACGACGATAAAGCATCTATGTATTCAGTTAAAGATTTGCATAAACTTATTTACGAAAAAGTTGGAGTACCTATTGTATTCGATTATCATCATCATACTTTTTGTGATGGTGATATGACACAAAAAGAAGCATTGGAATTAGCAATTTCCACTTGGCCTAAGGACATTCGCCCAGTCGTTCATTACTCTGAGTCAAAATCGTTACACGAATCTAATGACAAGCTTAATCCTAGAGCGCATTCAGATTACGTAACTAACTTTATTGACACCCATGGGTTTGACATTGATATAATGATTGAAGCTAAGGCAAAAGAACTTGCTCTCATGAATTATTTGAAATTGCATAAATATTCTTTTGAAAAAAATGCTGTTTAGTAACAGAGCCCATAATTATATTATTTAATATATTTATATATTATTATATTAATATTAATATACAAATACTATTAAATTATACAAATACTATTAAATTATACAAATACTATTAAATTATACAAATACTATTAAACTTAAATTATATGAGATATAAAGAACATACGGTTAGAAAATTAGAGGCACAAGCCACTAAATTAAAAACATTACAAAGAGCTATTTCAAATCATGATATTAGCGGGCAAGCAGCTGTCGACTTTATCGATGCTATTGTTAGGGAACTATTATTCGTTGTCGAACGCTTAGAATTAGAATCTAATGAATAAACCCATACTTAAAGTATTCGTTGGACTTATAGCTTTATCTTTAGCCGTGTGTGCTGCATTTTTTTCAATTGTAGGATTGTCTAAGTTGTTTGCTGGCGCGGCTGTTGCTATAATTGTAATGGCTTCTTCATTAGAAGCTTCTAAATTAGTAGTAGCTTCGTTTTTATACCAAAATTGGAAAACTGTAAATAAATTATTAAGAGTTTATCTTTTAATTGCTGTTACTGTAATTGCAATAATTACTTCGATAGGTATCTATGGATATTTATCTGGAGCATACCAAACCACCAAATCGAAATATGATTTAAATCAAACTCAAACTGATAGTTTACTATCTAAAAAATCATATTATAACACAGTAATTATTTCTTACAAAAGCCAATTAGAATCTAAAAATGCTCAGTTGCTAAATTTAACTAATATTAGAAATTCTCAAGAACAAAGGGCAACTCAACTAGTAACTGTAAATAGATCATCTAGATCCGCGGATAGAAGTGCATTACAAACAGATAATAGTATTAAATTTTTAAATAAAGATATTCAGTTGTTAAATGATAATATACTAGCATATTCAGACACAGCATCTAAAATGCAAGTGTCAATTACTCAATTAGGATTAAAAAATGAATTATCCTCAGAATTAGGTACATTAACTTATATATCTAAATTAATTAATCAACCTATGGATAAAATAGTAAATGTATTAATTTTACTTTTCATTGTAGTATTCGATCCATTAGCAATTTGCTTAGTGCTAGCGTTTAATTTTTTAAATATTAACACAATTGAATCTAATAGTACTATTAATAAATTGCCGTTAGACACATCTAAATATGATTCTAATGATGATATATTAGAGTTTGTAGCTACAAACCATAGTATGGTCGACGGCCAAAATATACACCTACCACCGTCGGAAACACCTCAAATTTCGCCGGAAATAGAGTCTTTGAGTACTAGTACTCAAAGAGATAATTTACTTGGCACGTATAATGAATATGGCATAGATTTTGAACAAAAAAAAAAAAAAGAAAAGGAAAGGAAACGACAGAACAGTTATTCCGGCGCCACGAGATCGTAAATAAAGATTTAATTAAAACATATTAAAATAAAAAAATAGTTATGAGATTGACAAAAGAAAAAAAACAAATTGACAAAAGCCATATAGCCGAATCAAAGTTTAAAACAAAATTCGATGACAATGGACGTCGAATAATGATGTGCCAAAATTCTATACCTGACGGTAAATATTGGAAAGGAGAACTGTGTGATAATATGTCAGTTGTTAGTCATGACGCGATAGCTATATTATGTTCTTATTGTGTTACTCAAATTGTTGAAGCTCCACAAATTAGAGGAGTCGTAATTAAATCGGATAAACCAAAGGGATGGAAATTTATGAAAGAATTTGTTACGCAAGACGGTATAGTGTATCATAAAGGCGTAGAACAGCCTTCTTTAAAAGGAACACTAGCAGCCACTGTTATTGAGCCTAAACCAGAAAAAAAGCGTTTAACGAAAGCAGAAAAAGAATCAGCAATTCTAACGTTAGGTACTGAAATTAAAGGATTAAAAGGTGAATTATTTGTCGAAACGAGAAAAGGTAAGCGAGCTGATATTGCAAAAAAGCTTTCGAAAGCAAATAGAGATCTTAAGAAATTAATTTAATTAATTTGTAATACGAAAAGAATACCTTATATTATATAAAATTAAAAAGTATATTATGGATAAAAATAAAACAGTTCATGGTGGAGTATATGACGATGAGGCTAAAAAACTAACTTCAAAAAAGAAAAAAGATTTAGAAGATGGAAAAGAGTCTTCTATATTCGATGAAATAGATTATGCGTTTAATATAAATGATTCAGTTGTATATCTTCATGGAGATATTCAATTAGGTAATTTATTTGACTTTATTTCTAAAGTTAGAATTATATTAGCAAATAGACCTAAGGAGAAACAAAATGATCCAATTAATTTGTTATTGAATAGCAATGGCGGTGATGTTTATGAGGCGTTAGGAATTATCGATTATATAGAATCACTTTCTGTACCAGTTAATATTATCGCGCGTGGTAGAGTAATGTCAGCAGGGGCAATGATATTATGCTGTGGTACAGGAATAAGAGCCGCGTCTAAATCAACGACAATTATGGTGCATGAAGCTTCAGCTGAGATATTCGGTAAGTCAGCAGATATCAAAGCAAACGCGGACCATATCGATGCATTAGAAGAAGACTTTTATAAAATAATGGCTAATAAAACTAAACAAGATGAAGAGTTTTGGCGCAAGTCTTGCAGAAAAGATTTTTATATGACCGCTAATAAAGCAAAAGAATTAGGTCTTATTGACGAAGTTATTTAATAAAAAAAAAAGTTATGAATCAAAATACAGAAGCACAATGGGATCAATTGTTAGTTCATATAAATGAGTATGTTGCGAGCCCTAGAAAAGAATCTTTAATTAAAATGTATGAAGCGTTAGCAGATAGAGTTTTAACTGCACCAGCTTCATCACATTCAACAAGACATAATTGTTGGCCAGGAGGGTATATCGACCACGTTAATAGAGTTGTTACATGTTCATTGGAATTGTATGCTATATGGAATAAATTAGGATCTAATACTAAAAATTTTACTAAAGAAGAATTAGTATTCGCTGCTATTAATCATGATTTAGGAAAAGTAGGATCGTCGACAGATGACTATTATGTTCCTAACGATTCTGATTGGCATGTAAAAAGAGGTCAGATTTATAAAATCAATCCTAAATTGCAATTCATGAAAGTTCCAGACCGAAGTATTTTTTTACTTCAAGAATTTGGAGTTGCATTTTCTGAAAATGAATATTTAGCTATTAAACTTCATGATGGATTATATTCAAAAGGAAATGAATCGTATTTGATGGCAGGATTGCCTGAGTTCTCACTTAAAACAGACTTACCAATTCTTTTACATCATTCAGATCATTTAGCTACTTTAATTGAAGGTAACTTACAACACCAGCCTGAAGTAGCTAGTATACCTAATTCGCCAACTCGAATTAAATCAAAACTATCAAATGTAAACAACCCTGTGGTTGATGAAAATTTAAAATTAGCATTTAATAAAATATTTGGAGAATGATAGTAATTATTATAATATTAGTAGCAAGTATAGTCGCGTTATCCTTAGGATGCTATAATTTAATTAAACAAAATGAAGCTCTCGAAGAAAGTACTTTATTTTATCAAACTAAATTAGATGAAATACGAGATAAAGCAATCCGCACTGAAATTGAATTGAAAGAATTAGATATTCGAGGTGCATTTGAGGCTGACGACGAAGTTGGCTTTGTATTTAAAGGAATAAAAGAATTACAAACAGAATTAACTAACACAATACAACAGGTATATGAATTTAGAGATTAATGATATTGATGTAGAACCTATAGAGTTAATAGCACATATAGACTTAATACCAACTAGCGCAGTTGATATTAACAGTGTAGTACTAAAACCTAGAGGTCGTAAACCTAAAAATAAGATGTATTTTACAAAGGATACGGAAAATGCTATTTTGCTATATAACCAATTAGAAGATGATTATGAACGTAATAAACTTTATGAAGCAGAAATTAAATATCCATTTGATAAATTAGCTGAAAATTTAATTCATACTTTTAAATTTTATCAATTTGATATTCCATATGAAGCTGTAAAGCATGAAGTAGTTGCATTTTTAAATGAAAAGATTCATAAGTATGTCGACCCTGATAAAGGCAAAGCGTTTTCATACTTTTCAATTGTCGCAAAAAATTATTTAATTATTCATAATAATGGAAATTATAATAAATTTAAAAATACCGAACAGCCTGAAGTTATTGATGAGAATCGTAATTTGATTAATGAGGTATATTACGCAGAAGATGTTCAGGAAAAGTCAGAGTTTATGGATTTATTTGTAAAATATATGGACGACAATTTATCTTCAGTATTTAAAAAACATGCAGATATTTCAGTCGCAGACTCAGTATTAGAATTATTTAGAAATAGAGAGAATATTGAAAACTTTAATAAAAAATCTTTATATATCTTAATAAGAGACCGTACGGGAGTAAAAACTCAATACATTACTAGAGTAATTAATATAATGAAAAATGCTTATATAGAAATGTATGATAATTATAGGAAGACCGGATCAGTGTCAATTAACCAAGCAACATTTAAAAAATCAGAATTCCTAGAATAAGATATTTATTTTAAAGGAATTTATGGATTTTGATATAGAAATTTTCAAAGGCAAGTCGTTTTCCGACTTAATGAAAGATATTTATTCTAACTCTTCAAAGAAAGATCGTCAGATAAATATGTTAATTGGAGAGCTCAAGCCTTTAATTAAAAATATTGGTGATGCCACAGTAATTGTACCGTTAATCAAAGAATATTTAGAAGTAGGGGTAAAAAACGACGAACACCTTGTTAAACTAGCCGCTGTAGTCCAGCGGCTAGTTTCTACTAGTACCAGAGTTCAATCAGATACTGGACAGTCTTGGATATTATCTGACGACGAAAAGAAACAGTTATTAAGCGAATTAGATAACATTGTCGGGACGGAAAAAACTATTAATAAAAAAGTAGTAGAATTATCAAACCAACAAACACAAATTGAATCTGAAATTAATGATATTCAAGACGGATTAATATAATGACATTACCAATTAATTTACAACCAGCAGAGGTTTTAGAAGTTTTATATTCCGATTCTAATCCAAATTTGATTTATGGTATCAAAGTAAAAATTCTAGATAGCTCGCCAATATCAGGAGATAATCCTGAAATGTCGCCTTCAGCAATTACTGCTAAACCACTAAATACTAGTTTTATTAGAATACCAATTGTAGGCGAAGTAGTATTAATTTTAAAAGCTCCTAGCTCTTATGCTACTAGTGTACGAGAAGCTACTGAAACATATTATTTAGATATTATATCATTACAATCTAGCATACATCATAATGCCTTGCCTTCAGTTACTATAAAGACAATTGAAAAAGGTAAGGCGTCAGGAGATTCAGATAAATATAATGAGGCAGGTTCGGGTAATAACCAGCAACCAAAAGATCCACAAATAGATGTAAACTTTACAGAAAACCCAACTGTTAAGCCATTGCAACCTTATGTAGGTGACGTGTTAATTGCAGGTCGGTATGGAAACTCAATAAGGTTTTCGACAACTCCTAAACCAGGTAAATTTACTGTGCAGCCAAATTGGGCTGGCGGACCTACCTCAGCCCCAATTACAATATTTAGAAATTCAAAACAAGTAATTGATACTAAAAAAACCAATGATTATATAACAGAAGATTTTACTAATGAAGAAAATGTAATTGTACAAGCGTCTGGACAAAATATAACATTTGAACAAGCGTCTGGGGTAACTACTTCTATAGAAAGTAAAAAAATTACTTCATGGAAAGATGAAAGTTGGGGTACGACACCACAAACTTTAATATCATCAGGTAGAATAGTATTTAATAGTACTCAAAAAGAAATAATTGCATTTGCAAAAAACGGAATTGGATTATCCACTGAAACTTCAATAGCTATTGATGCTAAAGAAGATGTGTCTATTAATGGAACTAAAATTGAATTAGGTACGGAGGCAGATGAACCATTAATATTAGGTAATAAATGGAAAGAATGGGCAAATGGATTAATTGATGATCTAGCAAAATTAACAGTAGTCACGCCTGTAGGGCCGTCATCTCCGTTATCAGCTTCACCTCAATGGGCTTCTATAGCAGCCTATAAAGGAAAAATAGATTCTTTATTAAGTGATTTATCATTTACTAAAAAATCAGCTAATATAACAGTAGTAAACTCATCAAAAGTATTAACGAATCCAGATTTTAAAATGACTGCTGACGATCGATCAGCTGTTGAAGTACAAATTACAGAAGCGACTCAAGAACCAAAAGTAAAAGAAACTCCAGAGCAAAAACAAACAAGAGATGAATTTATAAAACTTAAACAAACTGAATTAGATGAAGATGAATGGTCGACAGCGCCTGCAGATGATTATGAATTAAATGATGATGACGTTGATGCAAACGCAAAAAATATATCTTCATATATTAAAGGGTCGAATACTGCGGCAGCTACTACAATTAATGAAACTAATAATAGTAATTCGTTATCTATAGATAACAGAGCAGTTGGGAAAGGAGCAAGTGCCGTGAAAGCTGCTATTAAAGATATTGGTAAAATGGAAAGCCCTCTTAAATCAAATTATGGCGGTCGGGTCACTGAAATGCTAAAAAATTGTGGAATTAATGGACCTGCATACTGGTGTGCTGCCGCAGTAACTACATGGTGGAAAGAAGCTGGAATGTCAACTCCCCCATATCCTGCAGGATGTGACAATTGGGTAAGTTGGGCAAAGAAACATAATCGATGGTCAGCTACCCCTGTAATAGGCGCCGCTGCACTATATTTTAAAGGTGCTAACGCACATCATATAGGGTTAGTCGCTGATATTACTAGCGATGGTCGAATTGTAACTATAGAAGGCAACACTTCCGGTGGAGGATTTAATAGAGATGGCGTGGGAGTGTTTAAAAAACAGCCTAGACTTACTGCAATTGGTGGATTTGTATTACCAGCATAATACTACAGTAAATTCATAAAGTAAATAATTATTAATAAATAAGCACTATGAACTCAAAAGATTTTTTACAAGCACTTCGAAAATTAATTCGAGAAGAAGTGCAAGTTGCGGTTCGTACAGAATTAACACAATTTAGTTCCGTAATTACAGAAATTAAAACACAACCGCAGCGTGCAGTACCACAATACACAGAGTCAATTAAGACAATTACTAAACAACCTGCAAAAAAGGTACTTTCAAAAAATTCTGTATTAAATGATTTATTAAACGAGACAAGAGGATTTTCTAGAGAAGGTCCTGCAGTATACATGGAAGATCAAATTGATTATAATGATTTTTCAGAATGGCCATCAATGAATGCTAGACCAACACCTGCAGCTTCAGTACTAACTGATGTTAATGGATCTAAAATTAATGTATCTGAATTAGCACAAACAGAAGCAGGAGCCGCGGTAGTCAATGCACTAACAAAAGATTATTCAGCTTTAATGAAAGCAATAGATAAGAAAAAAGGTAAATAATGTCATACGAAAAAAGATATCATCCTATAGATTTACTTACCGACGTAGCTGTTGGTATAAAATTACCTATCGTTGGAAAGGATGGTAAGTTGTTTGATTTGTCATATTCAACTGAAGACCAAGCTATTTCAAATCTTAAAAATTTAATTTTAACTAGACAAGGTGAGCGTATAATGCAGCCGTTGTTTGGAACAAAATTACAAGATTCTTTATTTGAGCAAAATGATGATATATTAAAAGCATCTATTAAAGATTCTATTGATCAATCAGTTGCATTTTGGTTACCTTATATTAATATAGAATCTTTAGAAATAGAACCAGTTATCGCAGTTTCAAGTGCATCCTCAGAAGAACATGGTGTGAGAATTTCATTGAAAGTTTCGGTTAATGATCAAGAGGCAAATACAACAATAACATTTTTAGCAACAGCAACGACAGTTGCAGTAATATAATACAAATGGCGCAAAGTAAAAAAGATATTAGATATTTAAGTAAAGATTTTAGTCAATTTAGAGCAAATCTTATAGAATTTGCACACAACTATTTTCCTAATACATATAATGATTTCAATGAAACCTCACCTGGTATGATGTTTATTGAGATGGCATCGTATGTTGGAGATGTGCTTTCATATTATACTGATAATCAATTAAAAGAATCATTATTAGAGTATGCAGGTAATAAACCTAATGTATTAGCCTTAGCTGCAAATGTAGGATATAAAACTAAAAACACAATTCCTGCTTCTGTAGATTTAGACGTATTTCAGCTATTACCAGCTAAGTCAAGTGCTTCAGGAAAAATACCTGATTGGTCATACGCATTAACATTAAAAGAGAATATGATAGTTCGTTCTGAAACAACAAATGTTGAATTTAGAACATTAAGTTTAGTTAATTTTGCTACTTCAAGTAGCTTTGACCCGACAGATGTTAGTATATATCAAGTTAATGATGTTGATAACACACCGGAATATTATCTTCTTAAGAAAAAAATTAAAGCAATTGCAGGAACAGTACAGACTAAAACATTTACTTTTGAAAATGCAAAACGATTTGATAAGATATTAATTAATGATACAGATATTATTGAAGTTTTATCTATTACCGATTCTGATAATAATGAATGGACTGAAGTTCCGTTTTTAGCTCAAGACACAATATTTGAGGCAGTTGCAAATACAGTACAAAATGACCCCGAGCTCTCTCAATATACCGACGTGCCTTATCTTTTAAAACTAAAGAAAACTGCGAGAAGGTTTATTACTAGATTTAGGGCTGATAAGAATTTAGAAATTCAATTTGGTCCTGGAGTATCAGACAACGACGATGAAGAAATTATACCAAACTCAGACAATGTCGGCTCTAGCTTAAATGGATTACAAACTCAGTTCGATCATCCTATAGACCCGTCTAATTTTATGTATACTAAAACATATGGGTTAGCACCCTCAAACACAACTTTAACAGTTAAATATACGACCGGCGGGGGAATTAATTCAAATGTTAATGCGTATACATTGAAAAATATAGTCGACATAGTATATCAAATTGATTCACAGTCATTAAATACTAACTTATTAGCTAGAATTAAGTCTTCAGTAGCATGTACTAATCCTAATCCAGCATCAGGGGGTAAAAGTGAAGAGTCAATTGAAGAGGTTAGACAAAATGCAATGTCGACATTCGCAGCGCAACAACGTGCTGTCACTGCACAGGATTATATTATAAGGGCATATTCAATGCCTCCAAGATTTGGCGCAATTGCAAAGGCATATGTAATTCAAGATCAACAAATTAATCCAGATAATGGTCAAGAAATGATTGCTAATCCGTTAGCAATTAATTTATATACATTAGGATATGATTCAAATGGGAATTTAACAGGATTGAATACAGCAATTAAAGAAAATTTAAAAACATACATTAACACTTATAGAATATTAACTGATGCTGTTAATATTAAAACAGCTTATGTAATTAATATAGGAGTTAAATTTGAAATTATTACTCTTCCTGAATACAATTCCAATGAAGTATTAATTAAATGTATTGATAAATTAAAATCAATATTTAATAATAAACAGTGGCAAATTAATCAGCCAATAGTGCTTTCAAAAATATATACTGAATTAGATAGAGTTGATGGAGTACAGTCTGTAACTTCAGTTAAGATTGTTAATTTATATAATAACACTGACGGGTATTCTGGAAATGTATATGATATCGCAGCCGCTACGAAAGCAGGAGTAATTTATCCTTCACTAGATGCTAGTATATTTGAAATTAAGTATCCAAATAAAGATATCATTGGTAAAGTCGTTTCACTATAAAAAAAAATAAATTATGATTTGGTCAACACCTGCATTACAAGACACTACAATATATGAAAATGACCCTTATATAAATACTGGGTTGGATCAAATTTTAGAATTACGAAAAGATATAAATATAACTAATTCGAATTTAGTTGAATCTAGAATTTTAATTAAATTTGATTTAAGTAATTTATCAGATATATTAAGTACTAATAACATAAACATTGATAATATAACTGCAAATTTACGATTATATACTGTGCAAGAATCTGAAGTACCTTTTAGTTATACTATTCAAGCAAAGGCTATATCGAATAATTGGTCTAACGGCACTGGATATTTAACATATCCTGGGGGAACGGTAGATTCTACTAGTATTACAGACGGGGCTACTTGGAAAACTATTCAAGGATCTGGATCTTCTAATTGGACTAGTATATCTGGATCAAGTGATACTGTATTGTATAATTCAGTGCCTGGAGGAGGTACTTGGTATACAGCTTCAATTGCTAGTCAGTCATTTAGCTTTAAATCAGATGATATTGTTAATTTAGACGTAACTAATATTGTTAAATCTTGGTATACCGGGTCAATATCTAATAACGGATTTTTAGTTACATTTAAAAATTCAGAAATTACAGTACCTAATTATCCAAACACATTATTACAATTTTATTCTTCAGATACACACACTGTATATGAACCGCAATTATATATTAATTGGACAGGAAGTGTATATAGAACAGGATCGTTAACGGTTACTACATACGAAGATAATCCTATAGTATATGTTAATGCATTTAAAGGAGAGTTTTTAAAAGATAAAAAAGTTAGAGTGTTATTAGGTGCAAGACCAAAATATCCTAGAACTTCATTTACACAAAATTCAGAATTTGCGACAGTAAAAGCATTACCAGCAAGCTCATATTACCAAATTAAAGATGCGCATAATGATAACATCATTATACCATATAGTAATTATACAAAAATTAGCACTAACACAGCAGGATCATATTTTGATATATATACTACAATGTTGTATCCAGAAAGGTTTTATAAATTTGAAATTAAATCAGTATTTACGGATACTGAATCTTATTTTTTTTCCAATGATTTTATCTTCAAAATAATTAAATAATGCCAATATACGATTTACATGAATTTGATCCAGTTAAAATAATAACTGGAGAAATTAATCCCGATACAATAGAACCTTTTAAATATTACGCTTTTATAAGAGATTCTAAAGGTATGAGTATTATTGATAAAAATACAGACCTTTCTAGCTATAGAAGTTTAGTTAATTTAAATACTACTAAATCATCACAAACAAAATTTAATCAAGTTATTGATATTGAATTTGTAGAATTTACTCGTAAAGACATCGGAGCCTCAACTAATTTTTTGCAAGCAAAAGTAGATGCATTAGATACTGAAAGACAAAAATTATTAGCAGCAAAACAAACGGATACTCAGAAAATTAAAGCTCTTAATGAGAGAATTGCTCAACTTTTAGCTAATACGAACACCACAATTCAAAGTCCATTAAATACAACAGGCATTGACTTAAATAAAACTTTCGACAGCCTGCCTAGTACTTACCAATTGCGAGATGAAAGCACAATGAGTAAATAAACTCACTTGTAATATCTTAATAAGATATTTATATTAAAGAAATAAATGTTATCAATTTATACTAATCAAAAAGAACTTTTAAAAGCATCTAGCACTTCAAAAGTGTCTAGATTAGAGTCTGTTGATAAAGAGCTTTTAGATGTTAGAAATTATTCAGTAACATTTAAACAAGGAATACAACCTAATTTAGAAATGCATGTATATACGCCTGACGGGGTATATTTAACTGGCAATCACAATACATTATATTCAATTGAAAATAATAGTAGTATATTATCAGCATACCAGCATTTGAGTATTAATTCAGTAACTGAATTAGAAACTTTAGGAATTATTAGAGGTCAATATAGATTAGTATATAATTTATTTGATAATGTATTAGGGGCTTATGATAAACAAAAGGCTTGGATAAAGGAAATATCACCATCTAGAAGAGAATTAAGAATTCAATTAACAGATAATTCAAACACAGAATTATTGCAACAGTTATTTACTCTTCGAGATAGATGGGAATCACTTTCACAAAATGATATATTCGATTCATTTGTATTAAATTTTGGATTTAATGAAACTTATCAAATAGTTAATTTTCGATTTGAAATTGAATTTGCTACCACTCCGGAATTAATTATAAAATTATATAATCCATTACCAGCTAAGTATGGAGAAAAATCTAAAATTTGGATTTCAGAAGAAATTATCAATCCAATATTAGATGTCATTTCTATTATTCCTAAACATATTCCAGATCCAGTTAATACATTAGCAGGTCCTAATTTTGAATTAGAAACTGAGGATGGAAATTCAGTCGCGACTGATTTTAAATCATGGAACGATTTATTAACATCTAACATTTCAACTTCGCAGCAATTAATTGATTCGCAATTTTCAGGTTCATTAGCTGGAGTTAAATTAAATATTAACTATAGATTATTTGATAATTTTGTACATTACGGTTCTGCAGTAGAGCGAGTTAAAAACTTCAAATACAAACTACAATTAATCGAATATTATTCAAGTCAAACATATACATTAAATTCTGTCAATGGAGGTTCTATTGTTAATAGTAATTTATCTGATGTATATAATAAACGAAATGCAGTAGTAAGCAGCTTTGATGATTTCGAAAAATACTTATTTTTTGAATCTACTGGATCTAAATTATATACACATTATGATTCAAGTACTGGATCAATTGATCCATGGCCTAAAACAACCCCAACTGCATTAACTTGGACAGCCGCATATGCATTATGGAGTACCTATTCTACTCAATGGACAATATCTACAAATGCAGATCCGTATGAGTATTTTGCAATGCAAGTTGCTACAGATTCTACAACAGGTCAATTATATTATTCTAATTTATTAGAAATAGCAGAAACATATGATAAATTTAATGTACATAAATTACAAAATACAATACCATTACATATTCAAGAGTCAGACGACTCTGAAGAGTTTTTGTTATTTGTAAATATGCTAGCACAGCATTTTGATATTTTATGGGCTTATGTAAATGGACTTTCAAGTATACATACTCGTGAAGAACATCCAAAAGATGGAATGTCTGAAGATTTATTGTATAGAGTAGCCACTTCATTAGGATTTAATTTATTAAATGGACGATCGGCATCTGACTTATGGAAATATTCTTTAGGTGTTGATGTAAATGGAAATATATTACAATCTGATACAGGAGGAATTACTACATTATCCGACTCTGCAAACACAAAAGAAATTTGGAGAAGAATTGTAAACAATTTACCTTATATATTAAAAACTAAAGGTACATCTAGATCTGTTAAAGCTCTTTTATCTTGTTTTGGAATTCCTGCGTCTGTATTAACTATTAAAGAATATGGGGGGCCTTCGTCATTCACTGATAATGATCATTATCCAGAATATGTTCATGATGTTTATCATTATGCTTGGTATTCTTCATCTACAGGAAGTTTACAATTACCAGTTAACACATATAACAATGGAGCTGGATCTTTAGTATATCCAAATACATTAGAATTTAGATTTAAAACTGATAATAACTTTACTTACAGCAGCGGAACTGCATATAATATATTTTCATCCTCTGGAAGTTTATTATCATTAACAAAAGAATCTTCAGATGATAATCAAGGACTATTAACATATACTGTTAATGGCAAATCAGGAAGTATTGAAAATTTAGAAATTTTTGATAATAGCTGGCACCATATAATAATTGAAAATAATGTATCAGCTAGTTATGCAACTTTAAAAGTAGCAAAATCTTTATATGGAAAGCAAATTTATTTACGTTCCGCTTCATTTGCAACTGGTTCAGGTATTACTACATTAAACGAAAATTTATATTTTGCGTCTGGGTCTTCTAAGTTATATGGGCATTTTCATGAAGTTCGTTTATGGTCTGGCTCATTAAATAATGAGTCAATTGCACAACATGCAGCATCGCCAACTACATATACTTACAATTCAGACAGAGCTACATTAACTGCAGGATCGGAAGCATCTAAACCATATGACCATTTATTGCAACGATTTACCTTAGCAAACAAAGTAATATTAAGTGGCTCGCTATATCAGCCTTCAACGCATCCTAATCAAACTATTAATACGGGATCTTTATACTTTAAAGGATTTGCAAATTCAGGATCTATCGCATTTGAAGGATTTGAAGAAACATATTATACGCCTTCTCCGTCAATTGGAGGATCTAGTTTATATACAAATAAAGTAAGAATTGAATCTTCTAGTTTAGATACTAATGTTAGATTAAATACTAAAACTCGAATTGAAAAGTCATCTTTTGATAGATATTCAATTGACTCCAATAGAGTAGGTATTTACTTTTCACCGCAAACTGCAATCAATGAAGATATATTTAATCAATTAGGATATTTTGAAATTGACGATTATATAGGAAATCCAGGAGATTTATATAACGACACTTATAGAGACTTAAATAATTTCGCAATTTCATATTGGAAAAAATATGAAAATAGAAATGACTTTGAAGCTTATTTTCGTGCATTGGAAATATATGATTTTACAATGTTTAAATACATTAAAAAGTTGCTACCTCAAAGAGCTAATGCAGTAGTTGGATTAGTTGTAGAGACAAATGTTCTAGAACGAAGTAAAGTTAAGTTAATAAATAAACCAACTATAGAAAATTTAACTAAAGAAGCTAATATTGAAAAATACGAGCCAACTTTAAATAGTGAATTTGAAAGATTAGAAGGTTTAATTGAATCATATACAAATCCTATTGAAGTTAGTATAGATACTAATAAATTAGGCGTAATCAATTACAATGTATCGTTGGAAGAGTCAACATTTTCTAGCAATTCAGGTACGATTGAAGGAGCTATTAATGTAGATCGTTTAGGAGACACATGGGTTCAAAATCGTTTTATTGGAAAATATAAAGTAACTGAATCTGGCTCATATAATGCATTACAAACTACCGTATTCAATTCTAGAGTATCGACATATTTATTAACAGCCGACGAATATTTTTATAGTTCTTCATTATCAGCTTCATTGAATAAATTTTATTCTTCAAGTTTAAAATTTGCCGAGGTTAATAATTTTTATGGAACAGGTCATGAAAATTCTAAATGGAATGGATCTAAATTAACAGCACCTGGAATTAATATTAATTCTGCTAATACGGTAGATGGCGGGCCTGTAATAAAAATAACTAAAGTTAATCCAAATACGGTAGTATTTGCAAATAATCAAATAACAACAATAGACAAATCTGTAACAGGTACAACGACGAAATCAATATAATATTAGATTTTTAGTGAATCTATATTTATTAGAAAGGTATAATAAAATGGGATACTTAAATAACAGTACAATTACCGTTGACGCAATTCTTACTAAAAAAGGTAGAGAATTACTAGCACGTGGCAAAGATGAATTTAAAATTACTCAATTTGCATTAGCAGATGATGAAATTGACTATGATTTATGGAATCCTGCACATCCATTAGGATCTGATTACTATGGAATAATTATAGAAAATTTGCCTTTAGTAGAAGCGACGGCAGATGAATCAAATATTATGCGTTATAAATTAGTAACACTTCCTAAGAAAACTGCAAGAATTCCTGTAATCTCAGTTGGGCAGTCATCTATTACTTTAACAGCTCCAGGCCAAGTAGTTAATATTACGCCTACTACTACTAATTTTACATCAGGAAATGCAACTCTAGGATATACCGCAATTTTATCTAATTCAGACGTAGCTACGCTTCAAGTTAATATTCCAGTAAAATCAGGAGTTAGCCCGACAGTACCTAGATTTATCGGAGATTCTGAAGCCGCACAAACTATTTCAGCAGTTGGATTTAGTTTTAATTTAGTTGCTAAACAACAATTAGTATCAGATGTACAAGCAACACTTACTATTATTGGCAATGAAACTGGCGGAAGAACTGTTATTAACTTGACGGTTAAGAAAACATCTTTAGCAACTGCAACAAACACTTCAATTAGTAATGCACAATAATAAAAAAATAACATGGGAGTTATTAGAAGGCCGTACGGCCCAGTAACAAACGAACCAGCGCCAACTTCATTCCAGACACAACCTCAACAGTTATCTTTACTAAGTACGTCTGACGCTCAAATTCAAGATCAAATTGAAACAAGAGCTCGTGCAATTGCTAATGAAATAATTAAGCAAAATGCGAG